AGTACATCCATACTTATTCTCACGAAGAAAATGAGCATAAACTCGTTATCTGATGTCACCGCGGGTCAGGTCTCTCCAATTAAGGATGAGATCCCAACCGACTCGCAAGGGGATAAAGGTACCCCCAAGCCTTGTCATGTTGTTAGTTCGGTTTCAACCTCCACATTAAATTGTGGTAGAGTCAAAGAAACGAAGTCGTCTTATGTCAACAATATGAGCACCATTTTAAACCAGGTGCCTAAACTGTTCCAATTGAAGGACATATCAATTGAAGAACGAGAAAGAGTTTTAGTACTCACTCGCAGTTTAGTTCTTCCGATTCTGAGTAGGGTGAAATTCACAGAGCATGAATTTCGTTGTGTAATCAAACACTCACTGCAGATGTCGGAACGAATCGCATCGTTCTTGGATAACGTTAATACTGAATTTAAATATATTAAATATCATTTATCTGTATTAATGTGCAAGTTATTCAAGGACACTCAAAGACCTGATGGAATAGAGAAGTTTGGCTCAAAACCTTTATTCTCAGGCATCCTCCGACGTGTGATCAATAGAGCAATCGCACGTCGTGATACGTCCCTCATTTATTCACTTGATAAATGTAAAAATTCTTGGCCTCGATTATCAGTCGAGTCATTAATTAAGACATTACAAGATCACAGAATGAGATGGTCATCGAAGGAATCTTCAATTCCATTTGATGTTGAAACCGAAATTGGGCATACTGCTAAACGATTGTTCTTGCAGTCAGGTCCAGGTGAGGTCAAATTCTTCCCTTCAGGTTCAGCTTGTTTAGAAGCAAACCGTGATATGGGCGGAGTACTCTCACTGTTCCCCGGTCTTTCAACCGATGGAGAATTTACGCTTTCCCTAAGCGGCGAACAGAAGTTGGATGTTTCTAGTCAGGTCCTGAATTGTCGGTTGGACAATTGGAGAGCTGAATCCTTAGAAATGGCAACCTTTGAAACGCTAGATTCATTGAAGAATCCGAGCGCGTTCGACTTGTGTGTTATACCTCTCTTCGAGAGCGGAAAAATCCGGATCATTACAAAAGGATCTGGTTTTCTCAACGCTGCTCTTCAACCAATTCAAGGTAAATTAGTTGAAGATTGGAAGAAGTGTAAACATAGTACAATGCGCGATGAAGATTTAACATTAAAGGTCCAGAAATTACAAGACGATGCTCCTTCACAATTTCCATATTTTATATCTGGAGATTACGAAGCTGCTACAGACTGGTTGAAGAAAACAGCAACTGATGCTTGTTTGCTCCCTTTCTTGAATCTGGAGACCTATGTTAATTATAATTTGAGAATGAATCGAAGAAAACTTACTAAGTATTTACTCACTAACGATGAGGTTGAAGAGATGATAAATCAATTCTCTCTTGCTTATCGTTCGTTTCGTACACACGAAGTTCGTTATCCATCAACCTTTGAAGGAACAAGAATCAATGTTGATCCATTTATCCCGAGAAACGGACAGCCCATGGGGCATCCATTATCGTTCCCTTTATTATGTACAATCAATCTTGCTGTTTACCGTTGTAGCCTAAAGAAATGGGCTGCCGCAGAAAAACATGAACCACGAATGCAGACGTTTAATCCTGAATTTGTGGAAGCAGAAATGATTAAATATAATAAAGAATACAAGGAATGGCTTCAACTCGTTAAAGAAAGAAAATTAATAGCTCATAGACTTTTAGAAGTTCATGACGTATTATCAGTAATCATTAACGGAGATGATATTTTATTCAAAGCTGATGAAGAATTATTCGAAATCTTCAAAGAGGTTTCCTACTCGGTTGGTCTTAGACCTTCCAATGGAAAGAACTTCAAGTCATTCGATCATTGTATGATTAATTCTCAAATCTTTGCTCTCAATAAGGAAAACAAAATCACTAGAAAATACTATTTGAATCAGAAGATTGTCTTTGGTATACGCAGAGAAGGAGAACCTCTCCCTTTCGCAACCGAATTATCAAGACCCTTGAACGATATGTTCAAGAATCTTCCCTGGTCCCAGAATTGTATTAAGCTAATTCTTGCTAAGTATGATAAGCTGTTTCAAAACGGTCTTAACTTTACTCCTAATTGGTTTCTCCCGACCCACCTTGGTGGATTCGGAATTGATCCAATTAATTTCGGTTTAGACAAGAAAGAAATTCGCTATACGAAGCAGCAGCGTGTTATGGCTGCTCGTTTCATTCATAATCCAAAATTGGCTTTATCGCGCACAATTGGTGCTCCCCGAGCTGCGGTCGTTGGAAATCTCAAGGAGACGATTTCCATGTATCCAGTACATCTCACTGATGAGATTGTAAAAGATGGGCGTATTTTATTTAGCGAACAAGAAGGGTCCTGGTCCGCAAGGATGATGATGATTAATAGACTAGTTGTTGGGTCTAAACCATTGACTGATGTTAACCTCTTTCAGAGGATAATCAAGGCAAAACATTCACGTTTTGCGCCAATGGGTGATGAAAAACTGTTTGAGTATTGGGATGTTACTTTTGCAAGTTCTATCCTTCCTCCAGTTCCAGATTTAGGTCCACTCCCGCGATTAACGGATATGTTAGACGCTCATAATTTATTAAATTATAGACGAATCATTAATCCATATAATCACGACTCACAGTCCGATACTTCTAGCGATGAAAGTTATAATTCTTCAGATGAAGATATCTTCTACGAACTTAATCAATATGATGATGAAGTTCCTGAAGATAACTACCTTTAGATTATTCCTCGTCAACGAAGACGTAAAAATAGACCTCGAGTCGTAGAAGTGTGTTTCCTTTCACTTCGCCCTCGAATCCCGATTCACAAAAATGTCGAATCGAAGGAGTGTTAAGCCAAAGCTTAACATTCGGGTAGATGTTCCAGCCATTGGAAAAGCGTCTCTCGACTATTCTAAGAAAAGTCGAAAGTCCAAGGCTGCATCATCAACATCTCCTCCGACTGCACTAGGAAGGAGATCCAAAGGAGTTGCTCCTACTGTCCGCACTACGCGTGACACGGAAACTGTTTCTGGGTCTGGTGTTTACATCAATATTCAGAACGTGGGCGACGCAGGCGATGTTGGTCTTTCGGGACCAATCAATCCAGGATTAGAGAATCTCTTTCCTTGGCTCGCTACAAACGCATCACTGTTTTCAAAATATAGGTTCAACAAACTTGTCTTTAAATTTGTCTCTCGACTTCCAACTATCACGATTGGTGATATCATTCTTATTGGCGATCCGAACGTTCAGAACGTGCTTCCCCAAACATTTTCTTCCGCTGTTTCTTATCAGAATTCAGTTTATGGAAATATTTGGTTGTCGCATACATTCGACGGTTCGATGTATTGCAATAAAGAATTGTATATCAGGCGTGGACAGTTAGAACCCGGTCAAGATTCAAAGACTTATGATGCTGGAAGTTTCGGTTACATAATCTCCGGTTATAGCTCTCTGGTGGCGAGTTCCCCACCAGGGTATATCACTGTGGAATATGACGTTACTTTCTTCGATCGGATTCTACCACAACCATTAGGTTGTTCCATCTATCAAGGTGTTTACGATGGGACCACTGAAGAAAGAGTATCTATCTTCAGTGGTCCCAACGTGAATCCCTTGATTCAGACGAATATTTCAGAATCGACAGGAAATACCTATATAGGATTTCCCAAAGGTGACTGGTTGATGTCAATCGTGACTGTTCCCAATTATGGTGACGCACTATTTGACTCAGCAGTGACAACTTTGATGTCGTTCAATTCGAATGATTATGATGAAGTGAATCTCATCGATCTGACAATGATTCCGGGAGGTGGAGCACCAGGTACTGAGGGGGAGATGCGCGGAGGCGCTATCCTACCTATAGTCGGTGCTCCACTCTTCAATGGGGTGTCAGCAGCATATTATGTCTTCCAAGTTGTTGATTCTGCGGTTCCGCTTGTCTATGATATCGGGACAGGTACAGTTCCTACCGGTTGGTTTGGAATTGAACCCCGTCCTGTTCACACAGTAAGTGGATCATTGCCGTACATCATTACAATTTGTCGGATTTCGCCACACTATCTCTCTGTCCTAGGACTAAGTGATACAACTCCAATTCTTGCTTCCACTGCGAAGTCTGAGTTTCGAGTTCTTGGAAAGAAATCGAAGAAGACTAGGGTATATCCCTTAAATTTAAAGACGTCAGAGAAATCTGACAAGTAGCCCTACTAGTATTGGTGATACTAGAGAGCCCGTTGACTGATTAATCTATGGATCAAGTTGTTTAAGGAAACGTAAGGGAAAGGAGTATGGAGTTTGCGGCCTAATCGGACATCGTTAATCGCCCTGCCCTCGAAAGGGGTGTCGTAAGACAATACTGCCACTCAGTGGAGTATAAGGTAAAATTCGATGTAAACGAAAACGGATGACAAAGACAGAAGTACAACTGATAGAATCTTATAAGAAACTTCCAACGGCTTAAATGCCAACAGAACAAGTACCACTGAGTGGTCTAACTGTGTTGAAAGGGTCAAGGTAGA